GACTTTGCGGGGGTGGTGCAGGCGCATGGGCCGATCACCGCTGTGCAGCCGCCCAAAAAGGCAGGCAAGGGCAACGGCGAGGCACCGGTCAAGGTCTGCGACGCCTGCAATGAGCTGGTGCACATCAGCGCCAAGGTCTGCCCGACCTGTGATACGCCGTTCCCAGAACCCGAGAAGCCCAAGCTGGAGCTGCACCACGACGACATCATGGGCGTCGATGTGCAGGAGATGACGGTTACGGAGTGGAGGTGGCGCAAACACACGAGCCGCGCCAGTGGCAAGGAAATGCTGGCCGTGTCGTATTATGGCGGCCTGAGCGATCCGCTGGTCGAGGAATATTTTCCGGTTACGCACGGCGGTTACGCCGGTGAAAAGGCGGTGGCGACTTTGGGCATCATTGCCAGCAGTGCTGGCGCGCAGTTGAGGCAAGGCATCACGCTCGACGGCGCCGCTGCCGTGATGAATGCCTCAAGGCCGCCAGCGGACATCACATACAAACGCGATGGCAAATATCATCGCATCATCGGGAGACTGTGGGGATGAGTGATCCATTTAAGATAGAAGGGCCGGCCCTGATCTCGTTCAGCGGTGGCAGAACGAGCGCCTACATGCTGTGGCGCATCCTACAAGCCCACGGCGGCAGCCTGCCGGATGATGTGCATGTCACCTTCGCCAACACCGGCAAGGAGCGCGAGGAAACGCTGCGGTTCGTGCATGAGTGCGCAACCCGGTGGAACGTGCGCGTGCGGTGGTTGGAGTGGCGGCCAATGCCAGACCGCTTTGCAGAAGTCGGCTTCAATTCTGCAGACCGCGCTGGCACTCCGTTTGAGGGCTTGATTGCCCTTCGCGGCAGGCTCCCAAACCCATTGCAAAGGTTTTGCAGCCGGGAGTTGAAGGTTGAGCCAATTAAGGCATTTTGCCGGTCGTTGGGCTGGGAGCGTTGGGCAAATGTCATCGGCTTGCGCTATGATGAAAGCCGCCGCGTTCGCAATAAACTAAACGAAAATGAATCGGGCGGCCATCGCTGGAAAAGCGCCATGCCGTTGTTTGACGCGAAGGTGACGCGCGATGACGTGATGGAGTTTTGGTCTGAGCAAGACTTTGACCTTGGCTTGCAGCCATACGAAGGCAACTGCGATCTGTGTTTTCTTAAAGGCGCACGCATCCTGCAATCTATCATTCGCCGCGAACCATCGCGCGCGGATTGGTGGATAGCACAGGAAGCCGCCGGGCAACGTTTTGAGCGCGACCGCTCCTACGCCGGCCTGCTTGATGCTGTGCAGCGGCAGCCTTTGTTGCGGCTTCTAGACCCAGATCAGGAATACGATGCCGAATGCGGAACATGGTGTGGGAGTGAGCCATCATGAGCCAAGCCGCCAAACCAGCCGCGCTGATTGCTTGGGAATGCGGCCGCCCTAAACTATGCTGGGACTGCAACTATTTTCACCGGGAAACCAACCATTGCCACAAGCACGACGCAACGCCGCCCGCCGAGTTCCAAGAGGCGCCAAGCGCCTGCCCGGACTGGCGGGAACACGATCCATACGATGTGCAGGCAAGGGAAGTGCCGTTTTGAAGGAAACTTTCCCAACCGAGCATGAGGAGCAAAGTGATTTCGTGCGCTGGTTCCGGCGCAAGTTTGCGGACGTTCGCATATTTGCGATCCCCAACGGCGGCTATCGCTCTCAGGCGGCCGGCGCCAAGCTCAAGGCCGAGGGCGCGTCGGCTGGCGTTCCCGATCTTTTCGTGCCGGCTTGGCGGCTATGGATCGAGATGAAGCGCCAGAAGGGCGGCCGTGTTTCGCCCGAGCAGACCGACTGGATCAAATATCTGGAAAGCCTCGGCCACACCTGCATCGTGTGCCCCGGCTCAGAGAATGCGCAAGCTCAGGTCGACGCATTTGCTGCCACGATAAAATAATTCGCGGCACTGCATTTTTCCTGTTGATCTTTAGGACGAACGGCCCCATAACAATCAGGCCAACGGGGCAGCGCCCCACCAAACGGGAGATACACAATGACCATCCGCACCGCCCTCGACGCCTTCGCCCCCGAGCTGGCCGCTCAGTACACCACCTTCGTCACCCGCCGCATCGAGCGCCTGATCGAGCAGTTCGGCCTCGGGCTGAAGGGCATCGGCAACAGCGGCCAGTACAAGAGCTACGAAGCCGTAGCCGCCCTGTTCAACCGCCAGACCGGCGAGATCCGCGCTGACCGCGTCGAAGTCGCCGCCGTTGCCTACGCCGCCGCCACCATTGAAGCGTGGGCCGCCAAGATCGACCAGAAGGTCGGCGACCTGACCGACGCTGAAGTGCAGGCTCTGGACGGCGCTCGCTTCCGCATCACCGGCACCAAGAACGGCAGCAACGTCGTCATCGAGCAGGACATGATCGTCAACGTCTCGCCGAAGGGCAAGCTGTTCAACCAGTTCCCCGCCCGCATCTACGTCAACGGCAAGTTCACCAGCGCGGCGGCCTACGCCAAGCTCTGACTAGCAGGGCCGGCCACAGCGCCGGCCCACCAACCGGGGCAACGCCCCACCAAACGGGAGACGACCAATGCACACATGGCTCAAGGAAGACATCGCCAAGCAGGAATGGCGCGACAGCAAGCCGGCCGAGACCGCCGGCCCGCCGCAGCCCCTCTGCCCCACGACGCGCTCAATCAGCAGCGCCGCGTGGGCCCTGCTCCACCCCACGACCGACTGGCTGCAGTGGCTGCCGCGTGAGGCCGCCCGCCGGCAGGCCATCGCTGCCTGCCGCAGCATCAGCCGCATCGCCGCGCAGGTGGCGGCATGACAACCCGCATAGCCATCATCACCATCTGCACCCTCGGCGTCGTCCTCGGCCTGACCCTGTGGGTGTGCGCGTGGGAAAAGAAGGCCCGCCAGCGCGCCGAGGCTTACTGTCAGGACCACCAGATGGTGCTGGTGGACACACCCGCAGGCGAGCGCTGCGCGCCCCTGTGGGCACTGGAAAGGACATCCCGGTGACGAGCAACAACTGGCTGGCTTTGGTCATCCTCGCCCTCATGGGCACGGCCGCCTACATCATCATCCGGCAGCCGCCCATCAACCTCGACGACCTTGATGACATCGATTGGTAAAGGAGCACTAAGCCATGACATTTATCGACCCAGATCCCAAGACGACGAAGGGCAACATCGATTTCCACGTCAATCTCGATGACGTTGAGACGCTCATCAACAAAGCCTTCTCGCAGTGGCTGCGTAAGCAGCGCCTCGAAATCTACTTGATGGACGGCCACATCGTCGTATTCCTTGAGGACGCCTACGCCGACGACGGCGAGCATTACACCTACCGCATACCCTACGCCGAGTTCTTTAATGAGCGTAATGAGGAGCCGCCGGACCTTCGGGACTTTCTTCTGCTCGGACTGAAGATCTACCGCAAGCGGTACGGCCACGACCCCGTAGAGGATGACGCATGATCCGCAAGGCAATCATTAGAGGTCGTCGCTTCTGGTGGCTGTACCCCGAGACGGGACGCATGGAGCGCATCTACATCAATGAGCGCGTTCGCGCCCACCTGTCCCAGGTGAAGGGGGTGGAGGCGCGCCTTGAGGCAGAGCAGCCCACGAAGCGCACCTACCACCCGCCACGGCCGCCGGGTACTAAACCGACGCTGCCTCCAGTCGGTGGGCAGCACAACGGCCTGACGTTGAGCGAGCTTGCACATCAATACGGGTGGGGGTCAGTTCCGCGTTTCACGATCGCCTTGAAAGCGCATCGACCCGAAATCTACAATGACGCCAGAGCCGTGGGTCGCGGTCGTTCCAACTTCAACTTAACGGGCAAACAATCAGCAACAGGAGGGACCAATGAGCATCAGTGACATCATCAACCCGTGGGGCGCACTGCGCGAGGCCAAGTGGCTCGCCGCCAGCCAGCAGCGTGAGATCGAGGCCCTGTACGTGAAGCTCGGCGAGGCCGAGACCAAAGCGTCCGAGGCCGCGACCAACGAGCTGGTCATCCGCGTCCTGCGTTCCAAGCTCGAGCGGCTGGAGGACACTCTCAAGCAGGCATTCTTCCGCGACCCCAAGACCGGCCGCTTCGGCCGCAAGGGCGTGCGCAAATGATCGCCGAGGCACGCGAGGCCTTCGCCCAGCGCGATCGGCTGCAGGCTGAACTGGACGCCGTCAACGACCGGCTGGTCAAGCTCAAAGCCCAGTACATGGAACGCACCCACATCTGGGGCATCCGAGACGAGCGGTTTCGGTTCGAGATCAACAAAATGGAAGACGCATGAGTAGTTCCAGCGCGTCCCTGCCGCGCCACTACTACGTCTGGGTTGATCGATCGTTCATCCGCGAGGGTGCCATCGGCTGGGAGCCGGCCGTGTGGTTTGGCCTGCATTCGCACCCCGGCCGCGCGTGGGGCTGCCACGTCATGCTGGAGTGCGGTGCATTCTATCGTGGCCTGCCACCCCACGCCATCAGCTTCAGCGCCGATCCGGCATGCACCGACTGGACGCTGCCGCAGGCGCAGGTGTGGGACTGCTACGGCAGGGACTTCTCGCTGCTCATCTATGATTATCTGGACGGACTACGGGTGAAGGTGAAGGGCGGAGAGGCCGGCGAGTATCTGTTCACGGCGGTACCGCAGGGTGATGCGTTCACGCATGAGCCGTCGCAGGCAAAAGAGTTCATGTTCATCCGCACCAACCGCGATCGGCTGACCATCGTGCCGACAAACAATTTATTGTTCGAGGAGCGGTCATTCACCGTCGATCAGGGCTGGCCGCAGCTTAAGCGCTCCAGCGAAATCTGGTCGTGCGAGTGACCATCGACAACAAGGAATACAACATGACACAAGAGTTGCGGGCGATGAGCCCGAACGAAGTCCGTGACGCCCGCCGGGCACTGGGGTTGACGCAGCATGAGCTGGCAGTCCTGCTGCGCATGGGCGGCGACGGCAAGCGTTCTGTGCGCCGCTGGGAGGCAGGCGATCGCGAGATCAGCGGCCCGGCATCCGTGGCGATCGAGGCGCTGCTGACAGGATGGCGGCCAGGTGATTTGGATGTTGACGGTTGATGCAGGTTGAGACGATAGGCGCGGCAACGCTTTATCTTGGCGACTGCCGGGACGTGCTACCGACGCTGGGCAAAGTTGATGCGGTGGTGACTGACCCGCCTTATGGGATGGCTTTTAGGTCAAATCACCGTGCCGAAAAGCATCTAGCTATTGCTAACGATGACACAGACGAACTATTGCAGTGGGCCTGCCGACTGTCAGCCTCGCACAGCGTTTACGTTTTTTGCCGCTGGGACAATCTTTTCGCCGTTCCAAAGCCGCGTTCGCTGGTAACGTGGGTGAAGAACAATTGGTCAATGGGCGATCTTGAACACGAACACGCTCGGCAGACAGAGGTGGTGTTGTTTTATCCTGGCCCCGATCACGATTTTCCTGCGGGACGGCCAAGCGATGTTATTCGCGCGCCCCGCACTGGGAATGAGCATCACCCTACAGAAAAGCCAGTGCAATTGATGCGGGTTTTTGTCGAATGGACGCGCGGCATCGTTCTAGACCCCTTCATGGGCAGCGGCACCACAGGCGTTGCAGCCGTTCAGATGGGCCGCAATTTCATCGGGATCGAACGCGAACCTAAGTATTTCGACATTGCTTGCCGCCGCATTGAGCAGGCACAGAGGCAAGGCGATATGTTTATTGAAAGGCCGGGTAATTTGGATGTTGACGCTTAGGACGAACGGCCCCATAAGGGGACACCAACGGGGGCACTGCCCCACCGAAAGGGAGATACAACGTGTCCTACCAGAACTTCAACCGCCTTCCAATCATCGACCAGACGGCTCCGCTCGTTTCGTACACTGTCGAGCAGGACGTGTATGGCACAGAGGAAGAGATCGCCGGCTGGTTCGTCGTTGAGCACAGCGTCATTAACGGCGTGTACGTCACGCCCGGCTGGTACCCCAGCAAGGAGGCCGCTTTCGAGGCCATGCTCCAGATCGAAGCCTAACACCAACCGGGGCACTGCCCCACCTCACAGGGAGACGACAAATGGCTGCTTATTCTTACTACCCAGAACACGGCAAAAGCCTGACCGCAATTCACGATCAAAAAGAGGGAGACGTTGTCACGCTGTCAGTTGGCAGCACCGCCTACAGCCTGCCGCAAACGCAGTTTGGCTGGCAGAGCAGCCAGTGGACAAAGTATGTGCTGCCCGCGCCTGTTGGCGTGAACAAATTTGGCGCGGCGCTGTTTGATCTAGATGGCATTGGCCAATGCCCGATTGACGATTCGTTTCAGAACGAAGTCACCCGCGATGCCGCGCAAAAGCGGGAATTGCAGCGCCTTCTGAGCCGCGTCTAACTAAACCGGGGCACTGCCCCACCACACAGGGAGACAACACCATGCAACGCATCGCAGACTACACCGCCCCAACCAAGCGTTTTGATGGGACGCTGACCATCAGCGTCCTGTCCAACGGGCGCCGCCACTTCATTTGCGAACATAAGGTTGACGGTAAGCGCACAGCGCGCGCCGTTGCGGCGCAATACGACGCCACGCCGTGGAACTTCTAGCTGGGTCAGGACAGCGCGGTCTACGACGGCGAGAAGATCGTCTTCTTCGGCCAGCGGATCATCGAGAGGGCGAAGGGCGCTTAGACGCCGTACTTAGCTGCGAGACCGCCACGGGCGAGTTCGCGCTCAGCTTCGTACTCTTCCATTGCTGCGGCGGGGATAGCCATACCCGGAGCCCAGCCATACTTCTTGAGGATGCTGATCAGCTTGTCATCGAACACGACGTAATTGCGTGTGCCGTCGCCAGCGCCACGGCTGCCTTGGTCGAGGTACTTGATGCCGGGGATGCCGAATCCGCTTAGGTCGCCAGTTGCGCCCGCCTGTGAACCGCCCAGCGTCGTAAGGGCGTTTTTTCCGCTATCAATACCGTAATCGCGCTTTTGATTGGCAAGGCGCTGATAGGTAATCTGCCCTTGCTCCATAGGGTCAAAATCGTTCCCGCTCGGATGGTAGGTGTCGGGGTCCATTGCCGCCAACGCGCCGCGCACCTTCTCGCTCTGCCCGCTCAACGGCGCATCCCAATCGAGAAAATCAGCCGGGTCTGCGTCAATGCGGACTTGATACATGGAGCCTTTAGGTATGTCCATTGTTTTACGAAATGCCTCAATCAAATCAGGAGTAAGTTCTTTTCCTGAATAATTGGCAAAGTCTCTAGCGGCAACTTCTGGAAACAAATTATTTGTCGTTCGCGCAAAGGTCATTGCATGTGCTCTGTCGTTTGGAGACAGACCTATTTTTTTAAACTCTATTGAGTTCATAGCGCCTTTAGTCAGTGCATCGCGATACCCCTGCGCCACATCTTCGTTCTCAGCAAAATACAGCCCATGCCCAAACGCCTGCGCGCCTTCGCCCGTGCCGATCTTGCTCATGTCGAAGCGATCAAAGCTGTACGGGCTGCCGTGGTAGGCCGTTATGCCTTGCGGCTTGACGGCCAGCGGTGCCTCTGAAGGCGGTGCGGGGGTCTCTTGCGGTTTAACGGCCAGCGAAGGGGGCGCGGTGGGCTTGTTCGGCCGCAGGCGCGCCGCCACCTTTGCGCCAAGCGCCTTGAGGCGCGGCGCGGCGGCCGCGCCAACGCCGTACATGCCGAGTGCCTGCGCCCCCTCAGACGCCACGCTGCGCGGGATGTCTGCCATGCTGTCGGCCGCGCCAACGCCGTACAGCGCAGCCTCGCCGACCACAGGCGCGATGCGCGCAGCGCGCGGTGCCTTGGCCGCCAGAGAGGCCATGCGCGCACCAGCGAGGCCCTGAGCGCCCGGCAGCAGCGCCGGCAGCAGTGCGCCGCCAATCTCAAGGCCGGCGCTCTCATAAGGGTTGGCCTCCTCGTATGCCGCCTGCTGCGCCCGGATGCGCGCCACCTCGCGCTGGTAGGCAGCAGGGTCAAGCTGCGCCAGCGCCCGCAGGCCAGCCTCGATCTCGTCGTTGAAGGCAAACGTCGCCCCCTTCGCCACCGTGCGCGCACGATCCGCGAACGACGGGCCGCCCTCGGCGTAGCGGCGCGGCGTCACGGCGAAGGGGAAGTCGGTGGAGCGCATGTCAGCGATACTTCCTCGCCAGTTCCATCAGGCCGCCATTATACATGCCGACCGGCTGCTCGTCACGCGGCTCCTCCACGCCTGCCGCCTCGATGGCGGCTATGCGCTTGGCGATCTCCTGCAGGCGCTGCGGGTCTTCAGTCCGGCTGGCCTGCAGCAGCAGGTTACGGACCGCCGGGCTTTCGTACAGCCGGGCTGCCCCGCCAATGCTACCGGCCGCCGCCATGGCCGTGAGGAACCCCTCCAACCCGCCGCCAAACGCGCCGATGCCACCGACTGCAGCGGTAGGCAAGAACGCCTGCGCTCCCGTTGTCGGAAAGGCACCTGCCTCACCCGCCCGCCGTGTTGCGTTCAGCACCCGCGTCAAACCCTGCAGGCGGATGAGATCGTCGCCGTTAAAGAAAACGCCAACGGATTGGCCCAATTTTCTGATTTCATTTGCAAATCGGGTTGGGGATACAACCTCTTCACCCGCACCTGTCGCCCTCGCCGCAGCGCGAGCGATAATGGCTTGGCGAGCGATGGCCCGACCCTGCGGCGACAGATTACGATACAAAGCTGCAACGTCGCTGGGCTTGCTGCTGAACAGCAAACTTTGGACAGCTTCCGGGGTGGCATCTCCGGTTTTCAGCACACGCTTGAGCGACTGCTTTTGCAGTTCATTTGCCTCTTCAGACAGCCGCCTGTTGGCCACCGTCCATCTGTCGTAATCCCGGCGTTGGCCGTTCTGGCGGATGAAATCGCCCATGTCCTGACGCACTGGGTCATAGATTGCGCGCAAGGCTTTCTCACCAACGTCACGCGCACCCGGCGAAATCTGATTTGCTGGGTCGTTCCTAAAGACGTTGCCCAGCACGTCCTTGCGATACGCCTCCAACTCAAACAGGTTGCGGCCCTGAATATCATTCATGATTCGCTCAAGCTCGTCAGCAGCTTCGTCCGCCACCGCCGTTCGACGGCTACGCAGATCGGCAATTTGAGAACCAATGCGCTGCATCGTTGCCTGCAGAGGCACAGGGCCCGCGCTTGCCAGCCGATTGATGACCTCGTTCTTGCTGCCGGTATATTGCTGAATGGCAGCAGAGCGTCGTTGTGCCAAGTCAGTCACGATCTGCTCTGGAAGCGCGTCAATGTTTGTTGCGCTGTAATCGTTGACGATGTCTCGCACCGCATCGATGCGGGCCTGCTGTTGCGCTTCGCGCACAGGGCCTGTGCCTGCTATCGGAATACGCTCACCGGTGGCCTGCGCGGTTCGCCCAGCGAAAGTGCGCGGCGGCAAGACATCACTAGTCATCAGCGGGATGTTGGCTTCTCTAGCTTCCTGCACGATTGCGGGCAGCGGAGCGCGCGGGCGCGGTGCGGCAACTCCACCAAGTGTGCCGAAGGCCAAGCCAGAGGCAAGCTGTGCCATGGGCCCACCACCAGCCTCTGCGGCCATCTGCGAGCCTGCGGCGCCGGTTCCACCACCAACAAGCTGCGCCGCCGGCTGCGCGGCCAACACGTCGCCAACAGCTGCGGCGAGAGGTCGAGCCGAAGAGGCTAACGTGCGGCCAAGGCCGATTGCGCCGCCAGCGCCGCCAACACCACCAGCAGCGGATTGGATGACGCGCTCTGTCGCCGTCTCCGGCTCCGGCACGCCGGCCGCCGTCAACAGATTGTTCAGCGCCTCGGTTGGCGTTGAGAAGTCGGTGCCGAGGAGCTTGTTCACGCCCTCGACAAGGGGGTCGCCCACGATCGGCCCGAGGGTGGTCAGGGCGGCACCCGCCAGTGCGCCGGGAGGGCCAGCACCCGTCATGAAGCCTAGACCTGCGCCCAAAGCAGCCGGTGCCAACCCACGCCCAACCGCGCCGAACACACCGCCAGCGGTGGTCTCAGGCTCAGCAACCTCGCTCGGAGGAACGTCTATCGTCGTGACATCTTCGGGGATATCGCCGGCCGAGCCGCGCAAATAATCCGCAATCTCTCGTTCGGAATAGCCCGCTGCCTTTGCGCCTTTAACATCAAAGTCGCCGCCAATCGTAACTTGCAACGGCTTTCCGGCAGCAGGGCCTGCGCCCGCTGGCTGGTCAGCCAGAAAGGCATCTATCTCTGCGTCGGTATACCCGGCAGCTTTGGCCGCAGCGCGATCCAACATGTCTTATCGCCTCACAAACTGGCTAAGCGGCGGCCGCTTGTCACCCTGCAAAGCCTTCTGCGCTCGGCCAGCGTAATAGTCAGCCCAAGACTGGCGGTTTGGGTTCAGATTGCCGGATTTGTCGAAGATGCGGTTGGCGTTGGTATACTGCTTCCAGAGCGTCTCCACCCCCTGCAGAGTGCCGTTGGCCTGCACAAACGCTTCGCGGAAACGCTGCTTTTCATCGGCCAGTTCAATCGCTGCTTTTTGTGCCTTAACGAACTTCTCGTTGGTCGCCTTGTCCATTGCCAAGCCGCCCGTCATCTTCAAGAACTGCGCGGCGTCGAAGTCGGACACGGTGCCTTCACCCGGAACGCGCTGGCCCCGCGCCATTCCTGACGCAAGCATCTGAGCCCGCTGTTGGTCGGCAGACTGCATAAACGTCCACAGCCTGTCGGCTACTTGGGGAGGAAAAAAGCCGGGGAAGTAACGCCTGTTGAGCTCCTCAAACTCGGTCAAGTCCCGGAGAGCGGCCTGTCTTTGCTGCGCTGCTGGTTGCTCCGCAACCGCAGCTTTTTCCGCAACACTCAGAGCTTGGGTCTGCGCCATGGCGCGCTGCTTCGGATCGCGGATGCTGTAGACCGGGTTTCTTTCGGCGCGGAGCACCGGCAGCCCAAGAGCCTGCTTGCGCAGCAGGTCTTCCCGCGTTGGGCCGGCATCTCCGAGCATGCCTTCCGCGATGGCAATCTCAGACGGGTCTGTTACCTCTTCCCAAGGCATTATTCGGGACTCCACTTGTAGAGCCTGCCGTCTGGCCCGCGTTCGTATTTCGGCTTACCGGCCTTCGACGACGGAGGCGGCTTCGTGGATTGTATACCTCTGGCCTTTTCCACCATTGCCGCGATGTTTTCAGGCGTGCCGGGGATTGCGGCAAGCAGCAATTTACGCTCTGGGCTATCTAAGGGGAGTGTCAGCGCTCGCGCAATCATGCGCTCCTTTTCACCCGGCCGGTTGGCTGCTTCGGCCGCCGCGGCGGCCCTCGCCGCTGCAGTCTCTTGCGCCACAGCAACGCCCAGCAATTGTCGCGCTGACTGCGTGTCGCCCCTCAGCAACTCAAGCTGGCCCATGCCCGCCTTCATCTCCAGCTCGCGCTCCTTGAGAGCACGCTCCGCTTCAGCCTCGCGCGTTGCGCCCGCGTACTTGCTCAGCAGCGTGCCGAGATTGCCCACGGTCTCGCCAAATGAGCCGGTGCGCGTCGGCTGGCCCAGAGCGGCCGCGATCGCGAACCACTTCTCGGCGTCGGACGGGCCGACGCGCTTTTTGCGCAGGTCGGCGCGGGCGGCGTTGATCAAGTCCAGATTGGCCTGCATCTGCGTGCGCTGGACACCTTCCGCCGTCTGCACGCCCTTCATCGCCACCGGAACCGGCAGCCCCGGCGCCATCAGCGCAGCAATGCTCTCGCCTGTCGGGAGGGCGCCGATATCTTCGTCTTCGTCCATCAGCCGCCCCCGAACAGTTTTTCAAAGCCCTTGACCGTTGCGAACGTTGATCCGAGCGAAGCCAGCAGCGACGGGCTCATCACGCCCGGCACTTCCATGCCGACCTTGGTCGCGCCCTTCGGCACCGCAGGCGCAACGCCCTGCAGCGCGCCGATCATGCCCTTGACCTGCTCCTGCGGGTAGGCGAACTGCCGCTCGAAGTCGGCGGCGGCGAGGTCGAGGTTGCGCTGCGTCTGGGCCTGCTGCATGCCGCCAGCTTGCTGCAGTGCACCAACGCCCGTCAGGCCGAGTTGCTGCGCCGTCTGCGCCAAGCCGCCCTGACGTGTCAGTTCGCCCTGCGCCGCCTGCTGCGCCTGACCGAAGCCGCGCTCCAGTGCCTGCGACTGCTGGGCCGAGATGCCCTCCATGGCGTCGCGGATGGCGCGGCCGGTCAACTCAGCCTGCCGCGTGCCGCCAAACTGGCCGGCGCGGATCATCTCGCCCTCGATGCCCGGCAGCACCTGCTCCTTGAGCGTGCGCGTGCCGAGTTGGCCGATGCGGTTGACGACGTTCTCCGTGTACGGGTTCATGAACTGCTGCGTAACATCGGCCGTGCTCTGCGAGGCCTGCTGCAGATACGGCTCATAGGCCTGCGCCGCCTGCGGCGCCTGCTCAAAGGCCTGCTGCTGCAGGGCCGTGAAGTCGGCGATGCGAGGGCCTTGGTACAGCGGGAAGGCGCGATTGGCGAGCGCCTGCTGATTGGACAGGATGTCCATCGCGTAGTTCGTGTACCAATCGGGCAGCACGGACTGTTCCATCGAGGAGACGGGCACAGCCTGCGGCGCTTTGCCTTCAGTCAGGAAGTCCAGAAACGACATTAAACGAGTCCCCCAGAGAGGTAGCGCTCGGGCCGCTTAGCATTAGCACTAAACTTGCCCTTGGCCAAGTTGCGGCCTTTGTGTTTGCGGACTTTGACGCGGAAGTCGTCGAGGCGTTTGGCGCCCGCCCTACTCGACCCGTCGCCCAACATGGCCACGGTCTCGGCGTCAATGACATACTCGCCGTCGCTGAGCAGCGCCGGGATCTCGTCGCTGCGTCCGGTGCCGACGCCGTCAACGGCGAAGCTCTCGCGGCCGCCCATCTTGCCGCCCTTGGCGCGGGGCTGCGCACCCATGTCTTCGAAGATCATGGTGAGTGCCTGCCGCCCCTCGGGCGTGTTCAAGAAGGCCTCGATCTCGGCGTCCGACGCGCCCGGCATAGCTGCGCGCAGTATGTCGAGGCTACTGCTGAGCACCGAGGTCGTCGCGCCAACCGGCGCAGCGCCCGTGCTGAACACAGAGCCAACGCCCACGCGCGGTGCCGGTGCAGCCGCGGCGGCGAAGGCCGCGCGCTCAGCCGCTGTCTCGGGCACGTAGTTGAAGAACGAGCGCGCTGGGCCGTAGCCGTAGCGCGCATAGTCGATGTCGCTGCGGTCGCGCTGGGTGAGGGCTGACGGCGCGAACTGGCCGCGCGGCGCCGGCAGTTGGGCGCGGAATATTGGCGCGAGCGAGTCGAGGCCGGTACCAGTGCCGCCAGTGCCGCCGCCGCCACCACCGCCAAGAGCGCCGGCCAATATAGCCGCGCCCGTAAGACCCGTCATAATCTTGTCACCTGTGGTTGCGGGTTTGCCGCTGGCCCCTATCGTGTTGGCAACCGCGCCTAGACCGGCTGCACCTAGAACACCGGTAATAATTTTGTCGGTGATAGGACGCTTGCCGCTTACCGTCTGTGTATCAATTTCGTTTTGAAGGACATCATTAAGATAGTCGAGATTACCCCCAGTTGGCGTTGCGGCGGGCAGAGCGGCGGTAGGGATAACCGCCAAGCTCGCGCCGATATCACCGGGTTTGTCTGTCTTGTTAGAGACGGTAACCTGTTGACCGACCGTGCCAGTGCCCAATACCGGCGTCGTGCCCGCCACGGAGGGGAGAGAGCCTCCGATACCAACGTCTTTGTCTGTTTTGTTAGAGACAGTGACTTGCTGACCAACTGTGCCGGTGCCCATGACGGGCGTCGTGCCTACCACGGCAGGAAGAGCGCCCCCGATATCGCCGGGTTTGTCTGTCTTGTTAGAAACGGTGACCTGCTGACCAACTGTGCCAGTACCCATGACAGGCGTCGTACCTACCACGGCGGGAAGAGCGCCGCCGATCTCAGCGGGTTTGCTTGTCTGCCCAGTAACGACGGCTTGTTGGCCTACAGTTCCGGTGCCCAATGACGGCGTTGTGCCCGCCACAGCAGGAAGAGCGGCGCCGATATTAGCGTTTGGTGAGGTGCCCGTAACCGTAGTCAGCGGGCTGCTTGTGCCAGCGCCGAGAATGGCGCCAGTACCCGCGCCAACGACAGCTGGAGCAACGGCTGAGCCAAGTGAACCCGTTACCGTCTGGAGCGCGCCACTCGCGCCAGTGCTGGCGACATTACTCGCTAAGACGGCAGCGGGGGTTCCGACACCTGTCGCAACAACGTTACCGGCGGCGTCATAGAGGACGCCAGCGTTATTGAGCAGGCCGCCGGGGTAACCAAATTTGGCCGCTGCTGCCTCGCCGGGGCTGACGCCCGAAGGGCCGCCACCCGGCAGTACGCCCTTGAGTACCCCTGCCGTGACGCCCGTGATAGCCGCAGCCTTGAGCGCGTCTTCAAGAGACTTACCAGCGGCTATGTTGCCGGTGAACGATCCGGCTGCGGAACCAAGGCCTGTGCCGGCTGCGGCTGCGAGTTTACCCGCGCCGAGTAGCGTGCCTTGCGTCCCGCCGAGCAACGGGCCAAGCCCCGCGCCACCGGCAACAGCCAACATTGCGGGCAGCATAACGTCGCGAACGAGGTTGCCGATTGGCTCGTTCTTGTGGGTAGTGACCCACTGATCACCGACCTTTGCCTGCACAGACCAGATGTTTTTATTGCCTTCGGCTGTAGCCTGATCAAGGGCGCTTACCAGCCCTTGCGGATCTCCTGCGCCTTCGTAAGTAACCTTTCCCTGTGAGGCGTTGATGATACGGACAGGGTTTTCTGACGCCGGATTTAGCTTTAGGTAGTTGTCAACGGGGCGGCCAAACTCAGTGCTGATGTTGTACGTAGGCAACCCTGTTTCGAGTACGCCCGCGTACCCGGCCATGTTGCTGGTGTCGCCTCCCTGAAAATACGATGCGTCTTGCGCTTCACTGCCGCCCACAAAGAAAGGAAGCACGCCGAGCTGCCCTGTGACGGGGTCGTAGTTGCCGCCCCAATCCACCCGGTTCAGCGACGGATCGCGGTTCTTCAACCACTCAGGCGTGGCAGCTAAAGACGGATCGGACAGTTGATACGAACCGAGGCCGCCAGTGCCCCAAGACGCGGCGGGCTGTGCTGCGGTCGTTGCAGCGGAGAGGCCGCCCACCGGATCGTTTACGCCGTTAGCCATCAGCCTTGTCCTTCAAGCATCGGATAGACCCGCATTGCCCACTCGCGCCAGTCATCAAATTGATATGGGTCTGGTACAGCGCGTGTTGAAAAGGGTGACGCCTTCAAAAAGCCTGTAGCCCAACCCTGCCAGTCGTTCTCGTCGTTTAGCCGACCAAACGCCCACGCATCGCCAACCGACAGTATAACGCTATCGGCCCAATCAATCAAACCCATGCCACGCGGGTCGATCATCCAATCACGGTTCCATCGCCGGGCTGTATGTGCGCCAGCACCAAGCCCATTTGGTAATCGCCCCCGAGCGTGTTGCTCTCGAAGCGGAAGCGCAACTCGCGGCGCTGTGTCTTAAAGTACACAACCTGATCCTGCGGCGTCGGCGGCGTCTCGTAGATGGTGTGCGGCTCCGTTGACACCTCGGGCGCCTTGGCGTTGGCGCGGCCCGTCACCTGCATCGTCATGTCGCCGCTCTGCACGAAGTCAGGCTCGATCATCAGCACCTGCAGCGCCTTGTTCTCTTGGCTTGAGACCGGCAGCGACAGGTCAGCCGTCTCGAAGTAGCTCAGCACAGGCTGCAGGTTGAGACCGTCGATGTCGTCAACGCCCACCTCGTGTACCCACAGGCGGTACTGATCGACGCCGCTGTCTTCCGTGACGCGCACGTCGCCACCTGTCTCCGTGATGCGCGTGTCGTCGGCCTCAGTGACGCGCACCTGATCTGGGGCGATGCTCGGCACGACGCCCGTCATGATCGGCTTGGGGAACACAGTCGGCGACACGGCCGCGCTGCGCCCGCCGTTGGGCAGTTCGCAATCGTACCACGTATTCTCGCGGATGTTGTAGATGACGGCGTGCGACGGCTCGATCGCCTCACCGCGCGGGTAGCACCACCAGATTTCGCCGTAGCGCGGCACCTTCATCGCGAACACCTTCTGGCGCTGCGACTGGTTGAGGCCGTCGAAAAAGTAGTTCAGGTTGAGGTTGTTCGGCACCTCGCGCACGACGCCGTTGAACATCAGGAAGCGATCGGTGCCCACCCAGTAGAAGATGCCGTCATACTCAATGACCGTGTTCGCGCCGAGGATCGAGCTTTGCGTGCTGATCGTGTCGAACTGGAACACGGGCGCGCCGCCGATGAAAGACGCGCGCACCAGCGAATCGGCCGACCAGAACAGGCCAGACGGTGAGTTGCCGGGACCACCGCGCAGGGCCACGCCGCGCACGATCTTCTGGGAGGCGATGTTCGCCGCGCCGGAGCCGAGGCTGGTGTAGTCCGTGGGGTCGCCCGCCACCGAGAACGCCACGTAGCCGTCGTTGCCGAAGATGAACGTGTACGGGTGCAAAACGGCGACGCCGCCGGTGGCGCTGTAGCCGGCCGGCAGGTTGGTGATCGGCTGCAGCGGCGCAGTGCCAAACAGATCGCCGAAGAAAAGCTGGCCGCCGAGGCTGTTGCAGATGCACTCGAGGTTCGGCGCGACCTGCGCCACGAGCTGCATGCCGCCAAGGCCCGGCGCGGCGATGGCGTCGAACTGCCACATGTTGTTCGGGTCAGTCGCCAGCGTTGACGGCGTGCGGTTGGTGATGACCGACGTGTTGAATCCGTTGTCGATGTAGAAGCGCTCGAGCAGGTTGGCCGAGCCGCTGTGCACGTAGGTCAGGCTGTTCTGCGTGAACTCGTGCATCGCGCGGCTGATCTCGCGCAGGTACTTGCTGATCGCGCGGTAGCCGCCGATCTTGCGCGGCAGGCCACGCTGGAAGCGCACCCACTGCCCGTCGACGTAGTTGTCGCCCTCGAACTTCGTGCCGTCGCGCTTGATGCCCGGCTGCGAGCGTATCTGGACGACGCGCGACGCCATTTAGAACGTGCCGCCGTTGACGGTGCCCGCCGGAGCGACGCCCAGCACCGTCCACGCGTCATTGGTCGTGGCGGCCGTGAACAAGCCCGTGCCAACGGCCGTGCCGCCGAGGTTGATCAGCGCCGCGCCGCCGGTCGTTGCGCCCGTGCCACCGTCGGCAACAGCGACCGGCGTGGCAATGCCGCCCGTCTCGGCGTCCACCACCTCATTGCCGTCGCAGTACAGGATGGCGCGGCTGCCGCGCGCGACCAGCACACCCGGCGACTGCGTGTTCGTCCTGACGCGCAGGGTGAACGAGCCGCCCGTCGTGTCGTTCGAGACCCAGTACTGTTGGGTCGTCTTCGGCACGACGATCTCGACGTTGCCCGTGATCGCGCCCGTGAACTCGTAGGCGATGCGGTTCAACTCGGCACCCGAGAGCGTGTAGTTGCCGCTCACGCCGCCGAGGTTGACCGACGTAAAGTCGAAGGCAAACACGGCGCTCTGGCCGAGGCCCAGCGTGTACCAACTCGTGCCGTCCGTCACCGCCGTGGCGCTGTCACCGGGCGTCAGTGTCAGGCTGGCTGCGCCGTTGATCGTGTCGAGGCCCTGCGGGGTGAGGACGAGGTTGCCGCTACCGCCGTTGCGGACGGCGACGAAATAGTCGGCGCCGACGCCCGACGCTGTCGGCAGCGTCAGCGTGCCGAGACCGCCCGTCCAGACAAACATCTTAGCGCGGTCGGAGCCGCCGGCCGTGTAGTTCGTGTTGAAGAGCGTGACGGGCGTGGACTGCGACAGCGTCGAGCCGGTCGCCGTCAGGCCGAAGCCGGCCAGCGCGGAGGCCTGCGCCTGCGCCGTGGCCGCGCCGTAGCGGAACACGCGCCACGTACCGGCGGCCGTGGTGTTGCTCGTCAGGTAGATTTGCCACTGCTCGCCCTGCGCGATGGACAGGAGCGTGCCGCCCGCGCTGTTCTTGACGGTGACGGTGGACGGCCCGAGGTTGTTGAACAGGATGGTCTGGCCGACGCCGGTCTCGTCGGCGGGCGGCAGGCTGATTGCGTATGCGCCAGTCGGCGTCACGTCGATGATGCGCGCCGCCGGCCGCAGGAGCGTGTTGCTCTCAAGCGGCCAGTCCAGCGCCGTGTCGGCCGTCAGCGAAAGCGCCAGATACGACACATCCGACGGGTAGATCGTCGTGCCACCAAATATTTGTGTATAGGTGTTGCTCATACCGCTTATGCCTCTTTCCGAACCGACGCACGGTCGAGGATCTTGGCGAGATCTTCGCCGTTCAGCATCGCGGCCGCACGATCATACATGTTCTGCCAGACGGGGATGCGCTCATCGTTCTTAAGGAAGGGCGTCGCCTCCAGCAGCGTGCCGTACAGCAAGAGCTGCGGCGCATATTCGGTCAGCCAGTTGGTCTGCACGGCGTCGTCCAGCAGCGGTGGCAGCTCGTAGTACAGCACCTCGAAGGGGTAGTCCGCGTCGGGCGTCGGCGCGAGCAGCCAGTGGCTGTAGTCGTAGTCGCTGTAGTACTCGGGCTGATCCGTGGCGGTGCGATCGGGCCAGTAGCTCAGGAGATACTCATAGGCGCGCGCGAAGACGACCTTGCGCGTGTTGTTGTTGGTGCCCGTGCCAATGTTGATGCTGACCGTGTCGCGCCAGCGGTCGGGCTTGGCGTACACGGACACGCCCGTCTGCAGCGTGCCGCTCACGACGTTGATGAAGCCTTGAATCTTCAGCTCGCGCGCGATGCGGCGCTCGGCGAGGTTGATCAGGCGCGGGATCTGCTCGAATACAACCGGGTCAGACGCATAGGTTGTGCCGCGCTCAAGGTAGCGCCGCACGTCCTGCTGGAGCGTCGTGAAGGTCATCGTCGTGGCCATCGGCGTACCCTACATCAGTTTTGGGCAGAATGCCACGGTCAGGATAGGTACTCAAACACAAGGCCGGCGATGGCCAGCACGAGGGCACCGAGCGTCATCTTGCCCTTGGAGAGGGTCGGTTTCTTGTCGGTCGGCAGCACGGTTCCGACGACACCCTTGAAGGCGGCCTTCTCGGCTTCTTTCTTGGCGGCATTGAGCACCATTTTCTTCAGGTCCATGATAATCTCCTTACTTAGATTTGCTTTCGATGACGCCAACGCGCACCTTCAAGTCGTTGATCTCGCCCGTCAGGTGCTCACGTAACTCCGCTCTGGCCCTTGCCGAAAGCGGGCTGTCCGTGGGTACACCGTCTGGCGTGATGAGGACAGGCATCGACGCTTCGATCTTGGTCAGTCGGGTCTCGAAGGTGTTCACCTGCCCCAGCAGCCACGCAATGCAGGCGATCAGGATGGGCACAGCGCCCTTCAGGATGTCGCCCCAGTTGACGTTCACGGCAGCCACCCGGCGAACTTCTTCGTCTTAGCCTTGCGGTCATCGAGGCCGTGCGTGCCGCCGTTGATGCGCTTGGTCAGCGCAAGGATGGCGGCGTCGTTGATGCCTTGGTCGCAGAT